TCGAGAAGTTAGAAAGGAATTGATCGACAGACGTAATAGCTTTCATACGAGAGCCAAGTTGCGTGTCGAATACATCTGCTTTATTCATGCATTTTGCAAGAAGGAAAGCATTTGCCATTTCTTTCTCAGAGAATTGCTGCGTATTACGCTGATTCTCTTGGAAAACCATTTTGGTTTCGGTGAGAGATTTAACCTCATCCTTGTATTTAGAAATCTGAGCTTTAAGTTCCGCAAGCTCTTCGATTTCTTTCTTATAAGAAGTGCCAGTTTCCTGGGCTTTTTCCGCCGCGTCCGACTCCCTCATAACAGCTTCGCCGGTCTTTTCAACCAACTTGGCTACTTCTGGTTCAGACACTTGCGCGACTGGTGCAGCTTTTTGTTCAATAACCTGCTCAGTCGTTGTTTCAATCTTCTCCGCTCCCGCGTTAGAAAGATCAATGGTATCTACGACCTGTTCTGCCATAGTATCGTTCTCCTTTTTAAAGTATCCGTGAAGCTTAAGAGCCAGACTAATATTTGAATCTTCCTGTGCCTCACTAGTATTTAGCTCTAACAGAGCTTTGATTTTTTGAGTATAAACATGAGCAAATTTTTGCTCAATTTCATTCCATTCTGATGATGGCGTAAGTTTTATATTAATTAAAGTATTTAGTTTTTCTTGCTCTTGAGGATTTAATTCATTTTGATCCTTAAATTTATAAAGATCAGCCTCTGAAGCATTACAATACTTATTAAAGTTATCGTGTAGTGTTTCGGAAATTTCGCCAAAATCTTCAACTATAATATCAAATTTTGATCCGATGTCCCATGTATTAACAACAAAAATATTATCTGCGTCAACATCAACACTATTATCACAATCTTTCCCTTGTAAGTCAACTTCTAAAAATTTAAAAGTTGGACTTTGGGCGGTTGCAATTTTTGTGACCTTGTACCTTACATTGTCGTATTTTACAAAGTTTCCATGAGATATTTGAGAAGTTTCCATTGATAGAAGATTTAAAAATGGAATTGGGGTATTTGGATCAAGATCAAAATCTTCTTCATCTTCTTCATCCTTACCTTCAATGTCTAACAACTCTTCTTCATGTTTAATTTCTATTTCCAAGCCTTCACTAGAAGCTTCCGCTACAGGTAAAACTTGACCATGCCCTTCGGCATGAACTTTCGGAGCAGCATCGCTATTAGCAGATTCTTGTTCCGAGGGAGATAGTGGACGCGTACTTACGTCAGAATCACTATCAGGACCAACTGAGTCATGAACAGCTACTCCAACCATACTAATTTCATGAGTATGACCGTCAGCAGCTTCTAATACGCCGTCTTTTATTTTGTGGGCGTGATTAGCCATGTGAGAAGCGTAAGTAGTTACTCCATCACCTTTTTTGTCCATCTCAACTGTATGATAATGACCATCAGCAAGATCCGTAATTCCAGCCTTAATTTTAGCGGCTTTTTCTTCTTTAGTAGAACTTTCTTCAGACTTAAATGATTCAACAAAATTTGCATAATCATTATCTGTCTCAAAACTTTTACGAACACTAAAAAGAGAATCTTGATTGCAAGGAACACTTACAACAGATATTTCTAGTAATTCAACGTCGGTAATATACATCGAATCTTCATCTCGATTATATTTTCCATCTTTTACTTTGAATCCGACACTAAAACTCTTGAGGGCGCCGTCCTTAATCAGGGTCTGAATACCGTGGTTGTCTTCAGCAGCTTTACTTACCGCTGCTTCAACAAAAATACCTTTTTTATCCACAGTAATCTTATTTACTTTACCAATTGGGCAATCATGCTTGTGTTGGTAAAGAAGGACTGGATTGCGTCTGAAGTTATCAACACCTTTAGCCCAGGCATCGGCGGTAACAATATCACCTGCACGATCTTTTGCTGTGGTGTTCGCATAACCAGCGATTTTGAGATTCTTATCTTTTTTAGATGAAGAGGCTTTCTCAATTTCACTACTTATAAAAAGCATTTTATCCTTCATCGCTTGTTCCTTCTTCGATTTGGTTTTCAGACTCTTCGTTGGGAGGTCTGCCCCCTTGAGTAGCATCTGTGGCACTGCCCGTAATATTTTGCGGTACTCTAATGCTATCTTCTCCATTTAATAATGGAAATCCTAATCCCGCTCTTGCTTCATTTGGTGTAATGATGCCAGTGTTTACAAGAGTAGAATAATAAATACTTTGTGTACGTTCATCAGGTCTTAACGCGGGTATTGTTAGTTTATCTGGTTTAATCTGCACACCATTATTAAAAAACAACATAAACGCACTACAAAACTGATTTAAAATTGGCATTACTGTGTGTTGGTAAAAGAGCTTTTGATTTGCATCAATGTTAGCGTTATTACCACTTTTTAACAACACGTAGGGCACGCCTAATGCCTTTGCCATGTCTTGCTGTATGCGTTCGATTGAGTTTTCAAAATCTAATTCTTGAAACTTCACTTGAGAGAATTGATCAATTTTTAAACCACCATCTAAAATTGCAGGATGCCTAGCATTGTCAAAAATAGTGGTATAAGAATTTCTCCAACCTTCTAACAAACGTTCCTTGACTCGTTTACTTAAAATATTATCAGTAGTTAGAACGAATCCTGGAATAGCATTATTCTTAAAAAACTGTCTTTGGAAATTAATCATATAGTAATAAAGCTCTATTAACCTAAGAAGAGGTTTTAATTTACTTGTACCCCTAAAAATACTTGTGGTATTTTCAGAAGTAATATGAATAATCTCATGAGGCTCAAACCTGATAGCTTCACTTTTTCTTGTTTGTTTATTGTACCCAAAGAAATCAGAAGATTGTTGATTAGATACTAAATAATTGTAATGATTTACAAAAGTGTGGGGATCAGGTACGACTTCAACATCGTTTGCCGGTAACAAGTATAAATCATTACCATCGTAATAAAAAAATGCGTTGCCGTCAAGATGAAAATCTAAGAGAGCACGTCTGAAAAAACGAACTCGATCTTCAAATGGGTTAGGTCGTATATTTAAAAGTTTATTAACTTTTTTAGCAGGGGTTTGTCCAGTGACTTTAAGAGGTGTATCAACACAAGCAGCGATAACCATTTCAATTGCACGATGAATTATCTCTATCTCTCGATAGGCTTGCTCAAAATCAACAATTGTTTCAGGAGAGGCATAAGGCTCAAGGGAAGCAATAGATGGCTGAGCGGGATTTAATTTCTCGCTTAACCATTCTCGCCACCTTGGAGGGTCGTTTTTAAATTCAGCCAATTAACTTTTCCCTTTGTAACTCTAACCATTTTTTAACTTTAGGAACTAAATGATTAGAATAATTTTGCCCATAAAGAGTGTGTAATTTAAGATGATGTGTTTTACAAAGAGTATATAAGTTTTTATTATTTAAAAACTGTTTATTATCCTTTGTAAAAATTACTCGTAAATGTTTAATTATATCTACACTTTCCACTTTTTTTAAACTATGCTCTTTACACCAAGTTTCCCACAATTGAGAAAGACTATACAAATGGTGTAACTCTAAGTTTTCTTTATCACCACAAATGAAACATTTGTCACGAATTTTGTAATCTTTTTTAATATAGTCCCGAACATATTTTATCGGAAATCTCTTTAATACATCCATTTTATTTATTTACCATTAATCTGTCCAACCAATATTTTGAAATTTTTTAATCACATTCCATCTTTTTGTAAAATGTTCAACACTTTTATTTAAACCAACATCTCCTTCTGGTAAAAACATATATCGACCTTGGGTTAATTTTAAAGATGTTTGGAATCTATGCTTAATTAAATAACTTACAATAATATCATCACCTCTTTCTGGATAGCCTGTTTTTTCAAGGTCAATCTGTATCTCATTTAATGCAGATTGTTTTACTAAAATTATAGAACCAACTAAAAAATCTACTTCTCCTTCGTTCCAAACATCTTCTAATTCATCATAAGAATTAGCTATAGTTACGCCTCGTTTACCATAAATACCTGTGATTGGTAAATTTGATTTTATCATATTTTTTATTAATTGTGGAGAGGGTAAAATATCGTCATCAATAATTAATTTAAATTCTTCCGGGTACTCAAAACAACGTACCCACCGTTCCATACAAAAATAATTACGTTCATTATTGATTACATCTATTCCCCCTCCATAATAAGGTAAGGAATATTCTGGATTATTATTTATAACTGTAATTTTTGGAAATAGTTTTTGTAAAGAAAAAACAATTTTTTTAACATTTTCTGGTCTTTGATAATTTAAAATAATAAGTCTAAGCATAAACTGAAATGTTACTCATTTTTTGATGCGTGTAAATAGCATAACGTACAGCGTCAGAAGGGTGAGAGCACCAATCGTGAATTGGTTTTGGTTTTTCAGTATTAGGATTCCATTTATATGAGGACATCGCTGCAAAAGTATGCTGTCCTCCTTCAAGATCAAAATATAAATTGTCTTGTTCAATTAACACTTGTAGAGCAGAAATACCATCATTTACTGATTTGATTGCGTTTTCACAGTAAATGTCATAATCATAAGCAAAATCAGCCTTCACTTGCTGTGCTGCTGAATCTATATAAATGTTATCAATGTTCCATTCATCAACTTTTTCTTTAATATTATCAGCTAGTTCTGATGTAGTAGATTCTTTAGAAACAAATTCATCAATTATCCAATATTGTTTTCCATTAGTACCAATAACAACAAAAACATTTTCATCACGATATCCTACATCAAGACCTGCAATTACTTCTGTAAATCTTTCACCTACAAACTCACCAATATGTCTCTCTTCATTAAGAGAATCATAAACTTGATCTTCTGTAGTTGTCCACTCACATTCATACTCTTGAGCAAACATGGCACGAGACATTGCTTTTTGTGCTTCTTTTACATCATTTGTTGATAAAAGTGGGTTAACTCTCCAAGTGAAAAGGTTACTACCCCATTCTGGAAATTCAGAATCACCTCCTCTTAAAAAATAGTTATAAAGGTAGTTACCTTTTCCTCTTGGTGTGGAAATCCATAAACAACGAGAATTTTTAAAGGTAGAAAGTGCTGGTCGTAAATCTCGTACAAAATATTCGTCATTTGGAATTACAGCGGCTTCATCTACAATTAGTAAATTAGCTCCACGACCAATTAAAGAATCTCTATTATTAGCAGAAAGAAGTCTAAATACAGAACCATTGATAAGTCGAACAACTTTATCTTTCTGGTTAAACTTATCAACTTCAATACCTAAATTTTTAATTAAGTCAGTTACATAGTCCCAGATAATAGAAGAAAGAGAAAAATTAGGAGCAACAACCATTACTTGTTGACCGGGCTCTAAAAGCTTTGCAAAAGCAATTACAGAAGCAGCATAAGATTTACCTGTACGACGTGCTGCTATTTGTACCCAAAAACGATTTTCTTCTAAGCCGTAAACCATTGCCCACTGAGCTTCATTAAACTTAACTGGAGTAGGTAATCGGTCTAACAATTTTTGGATTTTTAATTTAAAAAATTTGTCGCTCATTTTGGAAAAATTTGCAAAATTGTGTATACGAAAGCTGTTAAAGCTCCGGTAAATGTACCTACATAAAATAGCGTTTTAATAGTTGATTGTCCTTGAGTAGCCAAATTATGTAATCTTTTTATTTCTTGATGCATTTCATCATGCTGTTTTTGTGAGTTTTCAAGCATCTTCATTATGTTTGCATAACGTTCCTCACATGACGCTTCATGAGAGGCTATTTTCAGTTTATTATCCTGAGACCTCTCATGTAGAATATTTAATTCTGTCTGTATATGATCTAGCTCTCGTGATTCAGCCATAAGCCTACGTCTTAATTATGTAATTCATAACCTGTACGGGAAGTGTAAGGTTATGGGTATGACCACCAGCAGTAACACCTGTAACAGCTGTTGCAGTCGATGAATCTTTCGCTGATGTAGCAAACGTCGAGGTAGCTAAGGTTAAAGATGCAGAACCTGATGCCGTCGCAACAACTGCTGATGCACCAGAACC